GATCGTCAACAGCCCACTGGACACCAGCGCAATCGCCTGATACGTCCAGCAAAAGCTGATACTGCCCCGCTTCGGCGGGGTTTTTTATTGGGCTAAAATCAAGGAAAGTATTTCTGCAGTCTTGTGGCCGCAACAATAAATGCCACATTAAAGGGCGAAAACGCCAACAGCTTTGTAACGCTGGCGGAAGCAAACGCCTANTTCGAGACCGTTCCAAGTTCTNCNACCTGGGACGACAAAACTGACGACCAAAAGAACCGCGCCATCATCAGCGCAACCCGCTGGATCGACGTACTTAACTTTTACGGCGACCGTTGCAGTAACGGCCAAGCCCTGAGCTGGCCGCGCAACAACTACCACGTCGACCGAGTGGAACTTACATGTTCCGTCATCCCAGCCGACATCAAATACGCCACCTACGAGCTGGCACGCGCCCTAGCAAATGACACCGATGCCGTCACCGGTAATACCGGAACCGAAGGTTTGTATGAAGAAGTCGAGCTAGGCGAACTAAAGGTGAAGTACAACACGGATAGCCAGGCAACTGGATCCGTGAACAACATTTTTGATGTCTACCCGTGGTTACAGTCTTACCTTGGAGCCTTCACCTTGGGCGGTTCTGGGGGTTATCAAGTGCGCGTTGTTAGAGGATGAAATGTCAAAAATAGACGACACCTTTTCACCAATTCCGGCCCAGATCTTCAACGACTGGGGCCAGGACATCACGTACATCAAGACCACTACACCCCGCGCCTACGACCCCACCACAGGGGCTGTGACTGGAGCGGACACCAATGTCACGGTAAGGGGCATCATCAGCCGCCTTACCCCACGCGAATCCGAAGGCTTGTACCAAAGCACGGACGTAAAGATCTTGATTGGTACGGCAGAACTTGGCGATTACTACCCAACAGAGGCCGACCGTGTGCAGTATCCGCAGGCAGGCGAAACCCGCGAAGCCAAGATCATTAACATCCTGACCTATCGTGGTGACAAGCCGGTGTACCACACCCTGATCGTGAGGCCACAGTAATGGCTAAGAACGGTCTATTTAAGCTCTTAAAAGAACTGGACCGTGTAGCTGCGACTACGGTATTTAACGGTCCAAAAGCTGCTGCAGAACGCACAGTGCGTGAACTTCAACAGGAGGGTCCAAGCTGGAGTGGTAAGTTTTCAAATTCTTGGCAGATTGAAAGCCCTTTAGGCGGTGTAGGCAGTTCTAAGGGTGATGGTCAAGCTGGCGAACCAAGGCCCATTTTTACGCCGACTGTCACAGGCCCCCAAGTAGCAAAAAGTGTGCTTACAAAGGATAAAGTTGTTTTTACTATTTCAAACTTTGCAGAATACGCAGCTGAGGCCACGGATTTAATCGAAAGTGCTTTTATCCGACCCCCAGGCCAACCTTTTCCACAGACTCAACTAGGTCGAAATAAATTTCGTGAAGGTGATGGCGGTCGTCAGCAACCTTCCTATCGAGGCTACGTCGGCGGAGGAAATCCAGACAGCGAATCCGGTGCCACTGCCGATCTTGATTGGTTTGCTAGTTATGTAGAAGGGGGAAAATTAGACCGCGCCGTCAGAATTGAGATGGATGACCTATTTAAGGGACTGCAATGAACTACCAAGCGATCCGGGCATCAATGGAGAACCCGTTACTGACGGCGTTTAACAACCTGTCCCCTGCAGTACCGGTGTATTTCGACAACATCACTGCCGTACCACCAAATACAACCACCGAATATGTGCGCGTCAACATCACGTTTGGCCTAACCAACGAACCAACGCTGACCTCTAGCGTGGATAATGCCCGTGGTGCGTTAGTAATCCGCTTGTTTACAGAAAAAGGCCGTGGTCCGGCCCGCAATCAAGAACTGGTAACAACCGCCGTAGACGTATTAGAGACAATTAATGACACATCCAAAACTACTACAGGTGTATTCGTAAAAGTGGGTGAAATAAATGGGCCAACTTTTTCAGCTACTGATGAATCACCGCATTTTGTAGGCCGCATTGACACAGGCTATGTAGCAACTGTGCTGACTTAAATAGTCGCTAACCTGTAAGAAGCCGGGCAGTGCCCGCGGAGACCCTTATTCCCTGGTACGCCCAATGGCAACCACCGTTCTTTCCGGCACTTCAGGTGCCCTCTACTACAAGCCCGCTGGAACAACCAGCAGTTTTGCCGAGTCTAACGTCGATACCGGCGCAGACACCATTACTGTTGCAACCTACTTGAACTTGAAAGTAGGTGATCCTGTGCAGTTTAGTGTGATCAACACTCAAACTAACGGCGCAGGCACAGGCACACTTCCCGCAGGACTCAGCCTTGCGACCACCTACTACGTTATTGCTTACACCGCCAGCACTGGAGTGCTGCAGGTGTCTGCAACCCTGGGTGGCGCGACAATCACCATCACCGATGACGGCACAGCTGTTAGCCCTAACGCTTTCCAAGTTGCCTACGCCGAGTTTGCAGTAGTCGGACAGGTCCGTGACTGGAGCTTTGAAATCAACCGCGCCGAAATCGATGTAACCACCATCGGTCAAACCCCTGGTCAATACGTTCCATTCCGCAGCTACATCTCCGGTTTCGGCGATGGTACGGGCAGCGCAACGGTCTACATGACCGACGAAGACGCTTCCCTCAGCAACCGCATGATCGAGGACGTGCTTCAGCGCAACCAAACTGGTGCTGCATTCAAGCTTTACACCGACCAAGTGTTCAGCGGCGGTTCAGTGAACGAGGCCGCAAGCCGTTCCATCGAGTTTGAAGCAGTGCTGACTTCTGCCAGCATGAATGTCACCCCTGACGACGCACAGTCTGTAAGCGTAAGCTTCCGCCCATCTGGCACCCCAAGCTTCGACTTCAGCCAGACCTGATAAAGTGCTACTTAAGTAGATACATAGCCCCGGTATTACCGGGGTTTTTTATTGCGCTACGCTATAGTTAATTTATAGTCAAGTACAAATCATGCCCGCTGGATCTAATCGCGCCATTGATCGGTTGCGTAAAGCAGCAAATCTCCAGCCAAGCAAGCGCAAAGTTGAGTTGTCTGACGGCACCACATTCGAGATGTGGATCAGCCCGCTAACCATGGCTGAACGCGAACGCGCCCAGAAGCAAGCCAAATCTGACGACGCTGGAGCGTTCGCACTACAGCTGTTGATCGGCAAAGCACAGGACGAAAGCGGCGCCAAGCTTTTCTCTGCCGGAGAAGTTGATATTTTAAAGAACGAAGTCAAGGACAGCGATCTGCAATCTTTGATGCTGGCCATTCTTGCTGACGAAGACGAAGAGCCAATGGACCCAAAATCCTAGTTGCGGAACTTCGTAAAGACAACTGGCTCATGCTGCAATTTGGCGTTGCCAAAGAGCTTGGCATGAGCTTGACCGAAGTCCGCACCGCGATGACACCGGAAGAATTAATCGGCTGGAGCGCCTATTTCCAGATCCTTAACGAGGACCAAGAAAAACAAATGGAAAAAGCCCGCCGTCGAAGGTAGAGTATTCTGCGCCTAGAATAGAAAGCGACGTACCAGCTGTGGATCGTGGCATACAGAGCTGAAATTGAGATAGCAGTAAAAGGCGCACAAGAGCTTAATAGGTTTAAGAGCAAGCTTGAGCAAACCAGTAAGGTAGTAGAAAATTTAAACGGGTTTTTAGAAACGTTTGGGCAGGGTTTACCCAGAAATATAAATAATTTAAACCAGGCACTAGCTTCTGCCGCGTCTAATTTTAATAAGGTTGCTTTAGGAACTTCCGAAGCAAAACTAGCTGCAGTTGACTATCTTAATGCAACCCGAAATTTAAACGCGGGCTTACGAGAACGCGCACAGTTACTTGTTGAAGTAGCAGATAATGAAAGAAAAGCTAAATTAGCTTCTGCAGGAATAAGAGAGACCACCCAGTACCCAGGCCCTATAGGCCCAGGTGCAGCTAGTGCTGCTAGGCTTAGTAGCAACCTAGAGCAAGGGCGTTTATCCCAGCGGGTAAAAGGATTAAATCAATACGAAAAACCTATTTTCCCGCAACCAGACATAAATAGAGAAATAGCAAGACGCAGTAAACTCAGATCCATAGCAAGAGCTACCGCAAAAATTGAGCAACAAAGAAGTAAGCGTTTAGCCGGGCAAAACAGTTTAACTAGCGGTCTACTTCGCTTAAATAATGCTGTCTTAAACGCAGCTAGAAGCGAAGCGCAAGCGCGTGGCGAAAGCGTAGCAAAACAACGCGCATTAAATAACGAGTTAGCCAAATCCCAGCAGTATTCAAGACCTATTGGTCCACAACCTCAGCGGGCTGCCCCAACTAGGCAACGTGGCACTGGTATTTTTGGTGGAGGAGAGGCTGTCCTAAAACTTAGCGGGGCATACCTAGCCTTGAATAAAGTTGTCAGGCAGGTCGGCAAATCTATCAATGCTGCTACTCAGGCTGCTTCTGGTGAGCAACGCATCAAGGCTTTATCCGCAGGGTTTGATGATTACAGAGAAGTGCTTGCCGCAACAGAACGAGCACAGGAGAAATTCAATCTTGGCACCATCGAATCGCAAGATGCCTTTGCGCAGCTTTTTGGTCGTTTGCGCCCGGCAGGTTTTGCTTTAAGCGAAGTCGAAACGATCTTCAACGGATTTAACACAGCTGCAGCATTGACCGGAGCTACAGCAAGGGAATCGGCTGGGGCGCTCCTGCAATTGACACAGGCTTTAGGTGCCGGTTTTCTTTCGGGACAAGAGTTCAATAGTGTCGCCGAACAAGCGCCAGCAGTTCTTCAAGCGATTGCAAAAGAAGTCGATCGACCTGTTGGTCAGTTAAAGCAGCTAGCCAAAGACGGTAAGTTGACTTCCGAAGTCCTGTTGAGAGCTCTGAAGCGTGTTGAAACCGAGGGTGCCGACAGACTTGCAGAAGCTTTAGACACCCCAGCGCAGAAAGTAAAGAACCTTCAGAACAAGGTCGAGGATCTGAACATCGAGCTTGGCAAGTTGGTCTTGCCTGCTGTTGAGGAAGGCTTAGAAGGTGTCAGCGGTGCTGCTGAAAAAGCAACAGAAGAAGTCATCAAAACCCAAAAGGCAGCAAAGACGTTGGCTGAAATAATGGATAGATTAGATGGTCTCTTCACATCAATTGATGCAAATCCAGTTATCAAGTGGTTGGGGGATATCGGTAAGGCAGCCGCTAACTCTGCTCTACTACTTATTCCCTTTGCGAGTCAAATAAAAACGTTAGTACAACTAAGAGACATTCTTGCTGGACAGAGGCCACAGTTTGAAGACGACGGGTTCATTGGTCCTCAGGTGCCGGAAAACTTGAAGCCGTTGAAAGACAGGCTTGGTCTTGGTGACCCAGACGATCCAACAGGCAAAGGCAAAGGCAAAGCCGACAAAGCTGCAGAACGTGCCGCCCGAGAGGAAGAAAGGCTACAAGAGCGTCTTGCCGCCTTAAGGATAGAGCTTAATTTAATTGAAGCTAACGCCAACTTTAAAACACAAATTACGGCTGCAGAAATTGCAGGAAATAAAGAGCTTGCAATTAGACTAAAAGCGCAACAAACCATTAACACTATCCAAGCAAATGAAGAAAAAGCCCTTATACGAATAAAAGACATACGAGAAATAAATCTTGAAAAACAAAAAACAGCTGCAGAAAAAAACGCAGCAAACGTAGCTGCTGCGGCAGAATTAGCAGTTTTTGAAGACCAAAAGCAGAAAGCTTTTGATGAGCAAATAGAAAGCCTTAATTTTCAGTACGCAATTTTAACTGCAACAACAGTTGAAGAACAAAAGCGATTAGAGATTGCGCAACAAATGGCAGCGTTAGAAGGTAAGGACTTCACACCAGAGCAACTAGACCAAATAAAAGCTGCAAAAGAAAAATTAGACATCGGTCCAATTGCAAATTATGTAAACGAGCTTCAGCGTAGTCTTAGTGACACAGAAAGCATGGTTGTAAGCCTTGCTCAATCTGTTGAAAGCTCACTGGCAACTGCAATGTCATCTGCTGTGCAGTCAGTTATTACGGGCACTGGTTCGGTCCAGGAAGCCTTTAGTACGATGTTTGCCGACATCGGTAAAGCCTTTATTGATATGGCGACTCAGATGATTGCTAAGGCGTTAATCATGAAGGCGCTAAACATACTTGGAAGCGCCTTTGGCGGCGGGGATGTTTTTGGAGGTAATTTTAGCGGTATGCGTGACAGCTTTGACCTCGGCGGCGGGCAGTTTGGCGCGTTTGCCGAGGGTGGTTACGTTACCGGCCCAACCAACGCTGTAGTTGGAGAAGGTGGCGAACCCGAGTACATCATCCCTGAATCCAAGATGCGTGAAAGCATGGGCCGTTATTCCAGAGGTTCACGAGGCAACTCTGTCATTCCTGCAAACGGTGGAGGCGGTGACGCATCTGGCGGTGGAACGGCAACACTTGCACCAATTGACGTTCGCTATACCGTGGAACGCATCAACTCGGTCGATTACGTCACTGCTGATCAGTTCCAAGCCGGAATGAGGGAAGCAGCCAGCAGCGGTGCAAGGCAAGGCGAACAACGTGCTTTGTCTACGCTGAGGCAGAACACAACGCAGCGTAGAAGGATTGGAATCTGATGTCTGACTCAACGCTTGCCTTTGCTCACTACCTGACACTTCGCACTCCAGTGGCTACGGGGGGCTTTTCGTTCCAAAACTATTGGGTGAATGAAGACGCTCCATTCTTCAACGTAAACACAGGAGCGAGAGTTGAATTTGCATTTTTGCCGTTTGCGTTTTCTGGGGCAACAGTGACTAAGGCCGGAGACAATCAGCCTGCATCCATTGCTTTTCCCAATAACGAGCTAAGCCGTCCTTTTGCAACGATTGCTGTTCAGGATCAATACATCGCAAACGTTAGAACTGTTTTGATCAACCCAGACAACAGAGAGGATTACACGTTGATCAGCCGCTATGTCGGGCAGATTGTATCTGCAAAATGGTCGTCAATAGCTTTGACGCTTGAGCTTGCTTCAGTGTTTGACGCTGTTGGATCTGACGTTCCACGCAAGCGTTTGAATCGTCAGCTAGTGGGCAGTTTGCCTCTCACCAGCCGAGTAAGAGTGTCTTGACTGATCTTGTTGATTTGATTGGGCGGCCTTACCGTCTTGGCGCTGATGGAACGGAAGAAGACGGAGCAATTGACTGCATCCATCTGGTTTACATAGCTTTGGATCGTCTGGGCATTGAAACCCCGCAATTCAAAAAGTCTTGGTACGGGCAGACCGTTAGGCAGTTCGGGCGTGATCTGTTGCGGTGGGGCGATCAAGTTGACCGGCCTCAGTATGATGGAGATGTGCTATTGCTAAGCGAGGGCAGTCCTGTCTTCGCGGTCTTTTGGAACAAAGGATGTCTCTACATAAATCTGCATCTGAACGCGGTGGCATGGTGCCCTATAGGCACAGAGTCGTTCAGCCACTGCTTCCGTACGAAAAGCGTTTAATTAATGCTCTTGGTTGCAGTGAGGAAGAGTATCGTCATTTTTCAGCAGAAGTAGAACGTAAAAGCAAAAAAAGACCTGAAGCGTATGCGCATATCCCTGACATCAGGAACGACCCAAGCGGCGGGATACTAACGACAATTCTTGTCAGTCTTGTTGTTGGCGCTATATCTACAGCAGCGTCTTACCTATTAGCTCCTAAACCAAAGCAACCAGACCAGCCAGATGAGATCAGGCGTCGTCAGCTTGGCAGCCAGTCTGGACGTACTATCTTTTCGCCTAGCTTCGGCTTTGATTCAGCGCAAGAGCTTGCGGCTTATGGCAACGTTGTCCCTATCGTTTTTACTCGTAGAGAAGACGCTTATAGAACAGGCGGACTGTTGATTTCACCGCAGCTTGTTTGGTCTCGAATGAAGAGCTGGGGAGGTTATCAAATTGCAGAAATAGTTGCAATTGCAGGTCAAGGCAATTTAGCCAAACCTGAGCTTGCAGGGATTTTCCTTGGCAACAATGCTCTTGATGGCATTTACGAAACCTATTTTGATTTTTATTGGAACGGTGGCTTTGAAGTCTTGGGCGGCGGTAGTCGCTTGCGTGAGTATAACTTGCGATACGGAGACCTTGCAATTGACGGCAACAACGACAATCCAGGAATAAGCGGAAGCGACCAGGCGTTTTATTGTCCAACTAGAGAAGGCTCAAACCAACCGGGCTTTTGCGGAGCGTTCAGTCCAACATCTCAAACGCGATTTGGGGTTTACTCCGGGATTCCAAACGGCACACCAATTCGGCCTGACTGGAAAGTAATTTCACTTTTGGACGCTGGCAAAGACAAGCAAAGGGATGAATCCGCAACACAGATGCGGAAATATGTTGACGGCTATTTAGCAATTACTCACCCTTATGGAGGTGGTATTTTTGACGGAAAGACAAATGCTGGGATGCCTGGAACGGGAGTAAATTATTGCCGTCGAATTGGGATTATTGAACATTACCCTGGAGGCACTGGTCCGAAAGACTTTGTCACACATACTATTGAGGACAGCAGAAGCTCAGCAAATCAAACTCTTGAAAAATGGGGGAATCTAACTAAAGAAGTCGAAGTCAATCCAGGCGACACGATTGTCATTTTGCTTGGCAAGGGAAAACAGGAAGCAGAACCTTTCCCGGCTGTAGGGGACCACGATTTCCCCCCGGCTGATCTAAGCGACATAAGGTCTTCGATCCAAGGAGAATCCACTCGTTACGATCAGTTGCTAAGCAAAGGCTCAACCTGGATGATTGGCAGGTCTACTTGGCAGGTTATTGAACGTCCCAACGAAAGGTACGATCCAGAAAGGCATTCAGCGAATGGATTTAGAATTACTCTTAAGTGCTTGGAAGGCTGGAGCCGCAACCAACGTAAAATCGGCATCGTGGATCGTGCGGCGATTGAAAATGAAAAGTATCTACCCTTTTCCGACATTGAAGAATCGTATTATCCAATCCTTAGGTATGAGATTGGTACGTTCCAGAACACTAGGGCTTGTGATGTAACTGAGATTGGCATTAAGTCTCAGGTGTGGGCAAGATTCAACGGAATAACAAACTTNAACACGTTAAAGTCTCCGGGCATAATGAAACAATTGAACGAAGAAGATATTCAAGTTACTGGCGGGAAGATGACAACCTATGCCCACAGGATGTCATTGTTTGCGCTTGACGTGCGTCCAAGTAATTACGACGAAACAGCTACAGATAACAAAGGCTGGACAAATATAGGGCCGTATCTTTTTGCTGTAGTAGGAGATTCGCCTGTCGATATTTACTCGTTTATCAGAGTTACTCATCCTTCTCGCGATCAACTTGAATACAGGCTTAGACCTTTTAACAGCGCCATCCCAACGCAACAAAGCTCAGGTAATAACACCATTTTTATTCTTGACGGGGCAAGAACACCCCAGCAAAGCTGGACATTTGCAACATACCTTGGAACGTTTACGGTTTCCGGCAGAGGGTACTTTGGGCGTCCAATAGATTATTTCACTCACCTAGAAATGGCTATTGTTCCCGAACTGATAACAGGCGACGATGGAAAAGTTAATCTTGTGTACGGAGGCTTCCAGCCAGACCCATCAAAGAAAAGCGTCAGATTGGTAAGTGTTACCGCAAACGAAGCTGGGCCTGGCTATTCAGCAGGCGATGAGATCGGACCAAATACTTTAAGCAATATCTTGGCTTTAGCCTCAGGACAAGATCCTTATTTTGACAATCTTGCGGTAGGCACTGAAAAAAGCATTACTTGGGAATACAGCAGAGATGCCGGAAGAGAGGTTTACATGAAGCTGCTGCTTCGTGCCGTAGAGGTTAACTATGACTTTACAGTTAGAAATAAGTGGTGGGAGATCGTGTCTACGTCACTTGACAGTATTAACGGCGAATGGAACGTAGGGGATACATTTGTAAAAAACGCTCGCAATGCTAATGGTGTTCAGTTTGGCTTTAAGTATGAAATTACTTACGGCTCAACCTATCAAGAGTTTGACACTCCTCAGTTTGCCACCAGACTGTTCCAGCGTTACAGCGGAGTGGCTGAGGTTTCACATTATGGAGATTTAATCAGCCGCAGTTGTGACGATGGTCCTGAGCATGAAATAATTTATGTCAACGAAACGCTTAGCGAGGAAGATCCTGTTGATTACAAAGGCTGCGCTGTTGCTGGATTAAAACTAAAGTCAAGCGACAATTTTACGCAACTTGATCAACTTCGTTGCTATCTAAAGAATGGGCTTGAAGTGGAACGTTTGCTGGATGGTGACGTTGGTCCTAGCAATCTGCTCACGGATTTGATGTGGTATTTGACCACCAACAAAGACACAGGAACAGGGGCAATCGTTCATTCTGGATTGATTGACCGTGATGCGTTGGTTGTGACCGCCAAGTATTTACGAACCAATCAACTGTTTTGGGACGATGTAATCGCTGAGCCTATCAATCTTCGGACTTGGCTTGCTGCTCAAGCTCCTAGCGTTTTGTGCTTTACAAGCATGAAGAATGGCAGGATGTCGCTTGAACCTGCGCTTCCTTTCCGCAGCAGTGATGGTGCTATTGACGCATCTCAACCAGTAGCAATCTCAGGAATGTTTACTGAAGGCAACATCATTGAAGACAGCCTGGAGATCAATTGGCTAGAGCTGGAAGAAAGAAAGTTGTTTCAAGCTTCAGTTTTTTACACTCAATCCAGGGTTAATCAGTTCCCAGAGCAAAGGACTCTTGTCGTTCGTTATACGGATGTTGCGAACAGTTCTGAGTTGCCTGTGGAGGAATTTGACTTTCCTCATATCCACAGCACTGAGCACGCCAAGAAAGTTGCTCGTTATTTTCTTGCGCTTCGTCGCTACCAGACTCACACGATCACGTTCCAAACCTTGCCCTGGGGCTTAAGCCTTCAGCCTGGCAACCTAATTCGAGTTGCTAGTGAGATGAGCCCTTATCGTCCTGAAAACAATGGGGTTATTGACGACAATGGCGGTGTCATTTCCGTGGTTCCATTAGCTGATGGGAACTATCCCGTGTTCTTCTGGAACCGTCAAAACGCTGTTATCCAGGAGGGCACATTAGAGATCAAGAACGGTCTCGCTACTGAGTTGTTTGGAACGGTGTTCTCCGTAAGAGGAGGCTCTAACGAAGATTCGCAGATCTATCAGATTGAGGCTCTTGACGTGAACGAAGATGGAATTGTCACGATTAAGGCCAGCAATTACGCAGTAGACTCATCAGGTAGAAGCTTGCTGGCGCTTGACACGTTGGGCGAGAACAACAACTTTGAATTTGTCGGGGGCGATGTGGACTGATGGCATTTCCTACTATTGCGCCAACGGCAAGATCATTTGATTACGGCGACTGGCCTGTAAAGAAATTCAATTCTCAAAACGGGTCTGAGGTCAGGATCCTCTATGGAGACAAGAGGGTCAACCATACGCTTTCGCTTAATTACGAAAACATCACTGACACTCAAGCCGAACAGTTCGCGCAGCACTATTACGACCAGAAAGGCACTTATCAGACTTTTGACTTTGGCACTGCCATTTCAACAATTGGCCAAGGCTGGGAAGGCTCCTCAAATTTCTTTGATGCTGGATCGGCAGTTCAATGGCGATATGCAGAACCTGTCTCGATCACTCAAGTTCGGCCAGGCATAAGTAGCGTTAGAGTTAGCTTTATCGCTGTTGGAGTGAGCTGATGGCCAAGGTTTACACCGGCAGAGATGGCGCTTTACAGATAGCTGGCACGACTGTGGCCAAGGTCGTCAGCTTTTCGTTCCAGAGCGACTTGGAAACGCTAGAGACGACTACGTTGAGCGACAATATCCGCAGCTATGCCCCTGGCGTTGTCGGCTATTCAGGAAGCGCGTCGCTGCTCTATTACAAAGAGGACTCAGGTTCAATCAACACGACTGACCTCCTCAACAAGCTGGTCAAAACCGGAACAGCTGGCGTTAGCTCTACAGACACGGTTGAGCTTACGTTCCGATGGATCGATGGAACGGACAACAACGACATCAAGATGACCGCATACGTCACAAGTGCAAGCATGGGCGCTGCAACAGCTGACTTGGTCCGAGCAGAGATTTCTTTTGTTGGCACGGGTGCATTGTCAACCGCGTCAATCTAATGAGCGTTTATCTAGGGACATACGGGGAAGTTGAACTGCAAAGGCAGTTTGATGGCGGCGAGTTGGTTTCTGTTATTAATACAAGTGACGTCAACGTTTCCAAGAAACGTTTTAGTTTTGATTTTGAGCATGGCCAGCTGATAAGCGGCGATCAACTGCAAATTAAAAGCACAGACGGAAGCGCCTTAGATTTCATCGATAGTTACACCGCTGACAGTATTACAAGGTATATCCACGTCGACGAGCTAGATGGCGTAAGGCTTTACACGAGTTTTGCTAACGCAATCAACGGAGGCACTGCGAACGCAGTCACGCTTGCCGCTCCAGGGAATGACATTCCAATCACGGTTGCCGTGCAAAACAGCACAGGCCGTTTGTTGGCTCAGGTCAGCAGTTTTGAGCTTAATACTGAACGCGAAACCGTTGACACAACAACGCTGTCAGATGATTTTCGGACCCGAATTAGTACGTTAATGTCTGGCTCTGGTCAGATGACTTGTTTTTGGGAATATGCTGGCAACACTGTAAACGAGCTACCGCATTATTTACTGGAACTGTCCTTAAGAACTCGCGTTGGCAGTCAATTCAAGGCCAAATTTTACATAAAAACAAATAACTACAACCCTGTTGGAACCTCTAGAACGGCTGACGATGATATTTGGTACGAACTGACCGGCGTGCTCACAGCTTGTGCTGTTCAGTTTTCACCTTCCGAAGCAGTTCAAATTATTGCTAATTTTATTACGACAGGAGCAATTCAGATCAGGATGAAAACTGATCCAATTAATGCCGTCTTGCAGGAAAACTCAGATCACGTACTTTTAGACCAAGATGCTGCCGCTAAACTGCTCCTAGAGACCGACCAGTAACCGCAGAGGAATGACCGCTCATGGCTGACCTAAAGATTAGTGAGCTTTCGGCCCTTACCGGAGCAAACCTAGCTGCGGCTGATGAGCTGGCAATTGTTGACAACAGCGCATCTGAAACCAAAAAAATTACAGTCAGCGACCTGATCGACTCAGGCGTTGATCTGATTTCTGCTGGCGGAATACCTGGGGCCAAGATTTTATTTGGATCCGCAGAGATTGCAGGATCTGCTCTTGCAAATAATGCAGTCACAGCAACTCAACTGGCTGACGACGCTGTTACTGCTGCCAAGATTGCTGATGAAGCAACCGTTGACCTTGTCACAACGCTGCCGGGGTCTGGTGCGTTTACCGGACAGATCGCTTTAGATACAGATGATCTCAAAATCTACATATGGGACGGTTCTGCTTGGCAGAGCGTTAAGGGCGCTGGTTCGGTCAACACAATTGTTGGCAGCACCTCTGGGCTGGTCAATATCAACATCAGCACGAGTGGTGATCAGGTCACGATCACGCCAACGCTGGATAACACGACATCAGCCGCTCATTTCCTCGGCGGGCCTACGGGTGCCGGTGGAGCGGTTGCCTATAGGTCTATAGTTGGCACGGATTTACCTGCTGCGACGACATCGACCAAAGGGGGTGTTGTTGTCAACGGCAATGGTCTGGTGATGAGTGGCAATGAGATCCACGTTGACAACACCGTCACAGCAAACACGACTGAATTTCACCTAACCCAATATGACGCCAACGGCTTGATCACCAGTGGTCGTCTGGTTACAGCCGCAGATATGCCTGAGGCTGCTTCTTCTACAAGAGGCGCTGTCTTCCCTGGTTCAGGTTTAACTGTTGCTTCTGGCGGCGAGCTGAATCACACCAATTCGATTACACCTGGAACGTTTACCAAGGTCACGGTTGACGCTCAAGGTCATGTTGCAGCAGGTACAAACATTGCAGCGGCTGACGTTCCAGAGCTAGATGCAGGCAAGACAACAACAGGCGCTTTTCCTGCTGCTCGTATCCAAAACAGCTCGATTGATGGGTCAAAGCTTGCGGATAGCTCTGTCACCAAATTTGGTGGTGCGGGAGCGACTGACAATGTTGTCACCTTCCCAACAGCTGATTTTAAGGGTCAGTTCTTTTACGACGAGAAAAACGAAGATCTATATGTTCATACAGGGAACTCATTCGTTCCAATCACGGTTATCAGCGGCAACTTAGTTCTTGCTGGAATCTATGACGCAAGTACCAACCTGCTTGAAAGCGTAACAACTGCTGGTTCTGCTGCTGGCTTTACGGCTGGAAGTGCGTTGCCAGCTCCTGCGGTTACAAACCTGAACTATTACGTTGTCGTCAGCGTTAGCGGCACGGGCTCTGGCGCGGCACCTGGCGTGAGTTTGGCTCCGCCCGACATGCTCGTGAGTCTTGGCACGGGAACAGCGTTCAGCTTGGTGGACGTTTCTAACGCTATCGCTGGACAAACCGCCAGTAACATTTCGGTCACACCTGCGGGGAACATTGCCGCAACTAATGTTCAGGCTGCGTTGCAAGAGCTTGACACCGAAAAGGTTGGAGCTGCTAGCCCAACGTTTACGGGCAACGTCACCATTGACACAAATGGAACAATCGTCTTCGAGGGCAGTGCTGCTGATGAGTATGAGACCACGCTGACGGTTGTCAATCCAAACGCTGACCGGACGATCACGCTACCGAATGTGACTGGAACGGTTGTCACAACTGGTGACACAGGAAGCATCACTAGCGCAATGATTGCGGATGGTGCAATCCTTAATGCTGACATCAACGCTTCTGCTGCTATTGCAGTCAGCAAGCTTGGCTTTGGCGCAGCGGCTCATCAGTTAGTTCAAACCAATGCAGCGGGCAATGGAGTTGAATTTACAAGCAATGTTGATGTTCCTGGAACGTTAGATGTGACTGGCGTTGCAACGTTCGACAGCACTTCAACCTTTGTTGGCAACGCTACTTTCAACGGCAGCTTGGTCTTTGAGGGTGCAACGCCTGACGCACATGAATTGACGTTGAGTGTTGAGGATCCAGGTGCTGACGTTACCGTCACAATTCCTGCTTCTACGACGACGTTGGCTGGCCTTGCCGTTGCGCAGAGCTTTACGAAGGCACAGCGTGGAACGGTTGTCGCATTGACCGATGGGGCAACGATTGCGGTGGACTTGAGTTTGTCGAATAACTTCAGCGTCACGCTGGGCGGGAACCGGACACTAGGCGATCCAAGCAATGTAACTGCTGGTCAGTCTGGTGTGATTGTTGTCACGCAGGATGGAACGGGAAGCAGGACACTTGCTTACGCCGGGACGAAGTACAAGTTTGCTGGAGCGACCGCGCCAGTTTTAACGACCACGGGAGGTGCTGTTGATGTTTTGGCTTATTATTGCGAAAGTGCTACGCGCATTACAGTTACTTCATTGCTGAACGTCTCATGAGTATTCCTGGAAGCGCGTCACCGCTATTTCTTGCATCGACAGCAGCAGCAGGAGCTTACGATATACCCAGAAGTCTTAGATTTAATTCAGCGGATAGTGCCTACTTGTCTCAGGGCACAT